ATCCTTTGGCGGGTATGAAGTAATGAAAATAGATATAAAATTCCTATTTAGTTTTATACCAATGTTATTAGCTGTAGGAATTATATATGGAACACTTAATACAAAAGTAAAAGCAATAGAAGTAAAAATAGACAACGTAACACAAATGCAACAAGACATCGCAGTCATTAAAGAAAAGATTATGTGGATGGAAAGTTATTTAATATCAGGAGTAAGAGACTAACATGGCATACAAATCATACGCAGACTTAACAGATGTACAAAAACAACAATTTGGAGATGAAACATCTTATAAGACTTTTATGGATGCTAACATAACTCCTTCAACTACAACAACAAATACACTAACAGACCCGTCACAATTTGCACAAGCACAAGTGGGTGCTGCAGTCCAACAACCAACATTACCTCAAGGTGGGGCAGTCCTACCTAATCTAGCACTACAGTCCGTAACAGATAATCAATTACAAACAACACCGGGATTAACAGGAACAGTACAAGCAGCTACACCAACAGCTACTACTGCACCTACTATAGAATCTACAGCTATACCTACTGCAAGTCAAGTAACTCAAACTACAGCACCTGCACAAGGGACTTATGATTATACTGCAGCAACAACAGCAGGAAATATTCCACAGGCTACAGCAGCACAAGGTACAGTAACACAACCTATGGTAGCAGCACAAGAAGATATAACAGCGTTACCTCCAGAGGCTACAGTACAAGGTCAATTAGCTAACATATCACAATCAATTACTAGTGCTGTTAATGCGGGTACAGCTTTACCTGCTTTTGCACAAGGGGCTAAAAGAATTGTAGACGCAGCTATGCAACAAAGAGGCCTAGGTGCTTCAAGTATTGCGGCAGAAGCTTTAGCACAAGGTATTATATCATCATCCATTCCAATTGCACAACAGGATGCAGCTACATATAAAGAAGCTATCTTTGCTAATTTAAATAATAGACAACAGGCGGCTCTTACAAATGCTAGTGCTTATCTACAAATGGACATGGCTAACTTAAACAATACACAACAAACAAGTTTAGCTAATCTACAAGTAAGACAACAATCTTTATTTTCAGACCAAGCAGCAGATAATGCATCACTACAATTTAATTCACAAAGTCAAGCACAGACAGACCAATTTTTTACAAACTTAAATACGTCTGTTAAGACTGGTAATGCTCAAAGAACTGATGCTATGAATCAATATGCAGTAGCAGAAACAAATAAAATATCTGCACAAAATGCACAAAATACTATAGCAGTAGAAGAAGCTGATGCACAAAGAGAAGCAAGTATCAATCAATTTAATACTCAACTATCCGACCAAAGACAAAGGTTTAATGTAGAGAATCAAAGAGTAATAGACCAATCCAATGTGACATGGAGAAGACAAGTTAATACATCCAATACAGCTAGTATTAATGCGGCTAATCAAACTGATGCACAAAATCTTTTACAAATATCTAACTTTGCGTTATCTTCTTTATGGCAACAATGGAGAGACGAAGCATCATGGGTTAACACAGCTTCACAAAATAATAAAGAAAGAGCACACAATATAGCAATGGCTGCTCTTGATAGACAAACAACAATGGAGTTATATGATGAAGAAAGTAAAGCTGCACTTAATGGTTTAATTGGTAGATTAGGTTTAGAATTGTTTGAAGCACAATTCCCTAATCAAACAGGAGAATAATAATGGATATAGGAACAATATTAAAAGGCGTAGGAATAGCTAAAGAATTTTTAGGTGGAGGTTCTAGTGGAGGTAATAAAGAAACTTTTGCGGACAGATATGCAGAGAGAAATAGTAGATTAAGAAGAATAGAAAAATATTCAATGGGGACAGATAGTGGTGGAAATAGACCGACTACTGAAATGGCACCTCCCGGTCAAGCCTCACAAATACAACAAACATCCTATAAAGATACACAAAGATTTTGGGATAATTTTTTAACAGAGTATATGAAATAAAGGAAAAACAATGGCAGAGAGAACAACAAATCCATTTGATGCACCCGTACCGGGTCAATCATTAACAGACACACCTAAGAACTATCCTTGGGAACATGCTCCACAATTTTCTACAGTAGAAGATTCCTCTATGCAAATATGGGAAGGTTTAAATACTGATGAATCTATGGATAAAATATTAATATTATTAGAATCAGGCATGACTGTAGAAGAACTAGTTAAAGTAATTATCTTTGCAGGATTTGTAGAGGGTAAGTTTACTCCTGACACAGGATTATTATTAAGTCCTCTTGTAAGTAAAATGATAATGGCTATAGCTAAAAAAGCAGGTATTGAAAAAATTAAAATAAACAAACCTAAAGAAAATTCTACAAAAGAATTAATTAAAACGGTTATGAGAGCATCTCCAGATAGAAATGAAGAGGCAGAAGAAGAAGTAGAAGAAATGCCTAGTACAGGTTTAATGGGCAAACCTAAAGAGGAGGAAAAATAATAATGGGATTATTAAGTTCAAGAAGTTTTAGACAGATAGCTACAGGTGCACTACAAGGTGTTGAAGAAAAAAGAGAAAAGATGAGAGATAGAATCGATGTTTATAGAGAAAAAGCTATTAAAAGAAAAGATGAAATACAAAATAAATATAATGAATATTATGATGAAGAAAAAAGTAATATAGATACTTTTAAAAACTTGTCTACAAAAGTAGGGCAATCTTATATTCCTCAACTTAATAGTTTTGTAAACTCTGGTGGTAATTTAAACTCATTAGGCCAAATGGGAATTGATGATGTTAGAAAAAATTTAGATAACTATAAACCTGTAGAAGAAAGTTATTTGGATAGTAGTAAAGACAGATTAAAAAGTAAAAGTGATAAACTTAATCAAAGCTTACAAGACCAAGTTGGATTATTTAAAGGCACATCTACTTTATTTACTAGAGATATTGAAAAAGAAGGTGCACAAGATATACAAACAGAAGTAGGAAATATTGATATGGGTACTCCTTTAGATACTAGAGTTACTGCAGGTCCGGGAATGACAGGAACAGGTAGTTTTGTAAGTCAAAAGAATCTATCAGCTAATATAGATTATTTTAATAATACTCTGCGAACACCAAAAAAAAATGTCGCAGGTCAACTTATAAAAAATGAAGATGGAAGTCAAGCATTTGATGTTGCTCCGGGTCAACAAGGAACTGTAAATAGAATAATTCAACAAGCGGAAACAATAATTGAAAATGGTTTTGAAGGAAGTCTAGATGATGCTATAGCTAATGTAATTGAAAAAGGAAATAATCAAAATTATGATTTACCTTCTTTGACTACAGCAGCAGAAGGCTCACCTATTGATGTAGAATTAACAGGTTACTTTAATCAATTTAAAGAAGCAAAAAACGCTACTTCTATGCAAGGTATTATAGATGAACTAAAAGAAAGAGGCTTAATGGATAAAGCAAATACCTTACAAATGGAATTAGATTCTTTTGTAAAAACTATTAATGATGAACCCGTAGTAGCCCAAGAAGAAACAACAACATCAAATATTATACCTTCATTACAGACTGTACTTCGAGGTAGAGTTAGAAAAGAAGTTGTAGCAGACACACTAACTGCAGAAGACAAAATTAAAAATAGTAATACTTTTGTTACAGAGGACTTTATTAGCCAAGTTAGAGAAAAAAATAATGTTAGTAGAAACAAAGCTATTGATATTTTAAAACTATATGGCTATACACAATTTGCTATAAAAGAAAAAGTAAACCCAAGAACAGGTAGATAAGCATGGGTCAGGAAAGACTTAATGCTTTAAGGGCAGAACTTGGTGTAAAAAAAGATGAAGCTGTTATATCTCAACAAGAGACTACTCCAACATTTGTAACAAACAATACTACTACAAAATCAAAAACTAAATCTAGACTTGATTCTTTGAGAGAAGAAGCTAATCAAACAACAATCACAAATCAACCCCCCGTAAACTCAACATTTAAAGATGATGATTTCATAAATAATATGGAAGCATCTGACCCACCAGAAGTAACTAATAAGTATGCCTATGCTTTTAAGCTAGGACTTGCTGACACCTATAGAGGTGTAAAACAAATTGCAGGTAAAGACAAAGAAGAAATGAAAGCCGAGCAAAGAAAACTTAATGAGTTAATGCGAGGTGAAGGTGGTGGGCTAGTTACTGCTGCTTATTTTGGTGGTGCTTTATTAGACCCCGCAGGATGGTTAATACCTTTTGGTAAAGCTAAAACTTTATATACTATGGCTAAATATGGAATGGTGTCTGGAGCAATAGCAGGTGCTACAGGTTATGTAGATACGGAAGAAGGTTTAGTAAGAAGTAGAGGTGGTCAAGCTTTATTAGGTGCTGCAGGTGGTGCAGTAGTAGCACCCGGAATAGGAGCATTAAGAAACCTTGGTGTAAAAATTACAGGTAAAGGGGAACTTACCCCTATAGGATTAAAAAGAGCAAACCTAACTCCTTCAGAAATGATTGAAAGAGGGGGAAGCACAGTCCAAGTAAAAGGAAAAGCTATTGAAGAAGATTTAAGTCAAGGTAAAATCTATGCAGAGGGCGATAGAACATTAGGTGTGAGGCCTGAAGGAGAAATAGGAGAACAACCTACATCTGTATTTGATGAATTAGTAAAAATATTTAGAAAAAAGGATGTAAAAATTCCGTTTCCTAAAACACAAAAAATTTATGATGCCCCTAAACAAGGGGAGTTAGCATCAAAACCACAATTCTTTTTGAATAAATTGTTAAAAGGATATGAAGGAAATGTAGGTAAAAGAATTTTAAAAGTAGCCTCAACAGGAGAAGGTGGAACAGCACTCGCAGGAGGTTTAGCAGGATTTAATTTAAACCCTGAAGCACCAATATTTAGTACTAATGCACCTTTAAGTTCAAGATTTGGTAGAGCATTTTTAGGTGCAGCCTTTGGTTACTTGGGTGTGTCTGTATTAAAAAAAGGACAGGTTAAAAGAGTTTATGGTTCAGACACAGATGAGCCTGTAACAGTAACAGAATCTTATGCAGAAGTATTGGGTAGACAAATCATAGATAAGTATGGTTTAACTAAAGACTATAAAATATTATTACAAAAATATGATGGTACTAAAAATGATATAGCTTCAGCTTTTGTACGTATGTCTAAGCAAATCAAAAAACTAAGTGAAGATGAAAGAAAAATTTTATATAACATGTTAGAAGGTGATATTAAATATGATGTACCTTCAGATAAATTAGTACAATTAAGTAAAGATGCTAGAAAGCTAATAACTGCAACAGGACAAAAATATGTAGACTTGGATTTATTAACAAAAGAAACTTTTAATACTAATAAATCTAGATACCTTGGGAGATTATATCGAAAGGGAGATGAGCCTGTTGAATTAAAATCTATTGGAGATGACTTAAAACCTAGAGGACACTTAGAAGAAGTAACAGTAGGAGATTGGTTTAGAAAATATAAGAATCAGAAACCTACTATTAATGATGTTGTAGACCCTGACCATAAAGGTTGGGAATTACTTGGTGACTTTGAAGAAATTAATGGACAACTATATGAAGTTTTAAAAAGGTCTAAACCTACACCTATTGAACAAAACTTAGGACTGAAAGGAAAAGTTTTACAGAAAGAAATAATAAACAGAGACCAATTAGTTCCTGTACGTTGGCAACTTACAAAAGAACAAAGATTAAAGATGGGTGAGATAGAAGACGCAGCAATATCTATAGAATATACAGGTGCACTTATGGCCAATACTGTAGCTAAATACCAATTTTATTCAGATGTAGCTGCTAAATTTGCACAAGAAGCCGATGGTAGAACAGCGTCTCAAATGTTAGCTTTACCTCAAAAGTATATAAAGATTCCTGAAAGCAGAATTAAGGGTACAAAATCTAAAAGGTTTGGTGCTTTAGCAGGTAAGTATGTACCAGAAAATGTTTATAAAGATATCATAGGTACAAAGAGATATCAAGAAAAATCTTCTAACGCCTTTTATGAAAAATATAAAAAATTAAATAGTTTATGGAAAGTTTCTAAAACTGCATGGAATCCTACTGTGCATGTTAATAATGTTTTTGGTAATATAATATTATCTGACTTAGCTGATGTCCCTTTAACAGGCCTACCTAATGCTTTCAAGGCATTAAGAACTCATGGTACAGATGGGTATCGTTCTGAATCAGTTATGTTAGCTATTAAACATGGAGTATTTGATGCAGACTTTGTGAACAAAGAAATTAAAAATTTTAAACAAACAGAACTTGCAGGTATTTACAAATCAAAATCTGATTCAGATGAATGGGATAGTGCTGTTAGCTTTGCTTCAAATATATATAATAAAGTAAAAAATAATTCTATTACAAGTAAACTTGAAGATTGGTATAGAATAGAAGACCATGTGTTTAGATTAAATGCTTTTATGCACAGAATAAAATTAGGGGAGACTGCAGAAGATGCGGCTTTATTTGCAAGAAAACAATTTATTGATTATGATATTGATGCCCCATTAATTAATACTCTTAGAAATACAGCAACACCTTTCTTATCTTTTACTTATAGATTAATACCTATCCTTGCAGAATCTGCAATTCTTAGACCTACTAAGTTTGTAAAGTATGCTGTGGCAGGATATGGTTTAAATAAAATGGAAGAATTATATGGTGGTGATGATGCTAAAATAGAAAGAGCCTTACTACCAGATTATGAAGCAGGTAACATTATGGATTTGCCTTTCATGCCTAAAAAATTAATTAGACTTCCTGTTAAATCAAAGGATGGGGTATCTAAATATTTAAATATAAGCAGATTCTATCCCGGTGGTGACGTATTAAGTTTTAGTGGAGATAGTGCTATCCCTCTATTACCTGAACCTTTACAGCCTTCCTTTGGTGTTGGTGGTGATTTTTTCTTTTCTATGATAGGGTTTGATATATTTAGGATGCAAAGAGAATTTGGTAGAGGAGGAGGGTCGGCAGAAGAAGAAATAACAAAAGCTTTTGGTACTTTTGGTAAAAAACTTATACCCAACTTTCCTTTTATTCCCGGTTCTTATTCTACAAAAAAATTAGAAAGAGCATTGAGGGGAGACGTATCTAAGTATAGAGAACCCCAAACAGAACTTGAAGCATTGCTTACATCTTTTGGATTCAAAGTTAGTAATAAAAGTATTCGTACTTTAGGTGCAAGTCAAAAGGCAGAATTTGAAAGAGAAATGAGAGTACAGAAGAGTAGGGTTAAACAGTTTAAAAATCAAGTAGCTAACAATCAGATTACTATGGCTGATTACGACAGACAAGTAGGAAAGGTATTGGCTAAAATAAATAAATTAACAAATAAATTTGTTGGTAGATTTGATGGCATTGACCCTCATGCTATGACATTTGATTCAGATATGACAGGGTTTATGGGTAGTGGAGATAAGGCTACTAAAAAAGATATAGATTATGATTAAAGGAGATAAATAATGTTAGGTGGATTACCAGTAGAAATGATTACCATGCTAGGCTCTAGTGTCCTAGGTGGCGTAATGTCCATATGGGGACAAAGTATTAAAGCAAAACAAGAAGAACAAAAAATGTTAATACAAAGAGCAGAAACTCAAATGTCATTTGTTGATAAAGCAAGAACATATGAGAACAAAGGTTTTCAATGGACAAGAAGAATCATAGCTTTGACTGCAGTATTCTTTGTTATTGCATGGCCAAAGATTGTACCCGTATTTTTAGATATACCAGTAATCCTAACATGGACAGAATTTAAACCTGGTTTTTTGTTTTTGATAGAGAAGAAAGAGATTCTTATGGACAGAGCATTTGCAGGTGTAGTGATTACACCACTCGATACTCACCTTATGGCTTCCATAGTGGGGCTTTACTTCGGTGGAAGTTTGGTGAAGAAATAATGGAAAATCCCAGAAGCACAGATGGCATAGTTTTTAATAAAGCAGTTCAGTTTATAAAAAATTCTGAAAATCCTGCACTAGCAGAGGCTTTAAGAGAAGATAAAAATACTTATAAGCCTCATAAAATGGGTCCAGAAATACCTGTAACTAGTGCTTACATTGATATATCAGGTAATAAAACTTTAGGTTATGGTAGTGAAAGAGACGAAGATTTTTTTAGTAAAGAGGACATAGAAAGTGATTTAAGAAGACAGGTTAGAACTAGGTTAAATTATTTAAACTCAATAAAAAGTGAGGATGGTAAATCTATTCCCCTTACAGTAAATCAAAAAGTATCTTTAATATCTTTGCTTTATAATTCAGCTAATGAAAAAAATATGGTTGAACCAGACAGTCCTGACAATAGTGTTTTTAAAGATATAGCACCTAACGCATACTCTGCACTAACAAAAGCAGGGGGTCCCGATTTAGAAAGTCTTGTATTTGAATTGTTTTCTCCCAAAGCAGGACTAACAAAGGGTAAAACATCAGAATCAAAGGGAGAGTTAATACAAATTAATGGTTTAGTCAATAGAAGGAAAGCAGAAGCTATGAATGATAATGCCTTTGCAGAAATTTATAATAGATTAGTCACGCAATAAGTAATCTACAATAACAAAATTAAAAGTAATATAATATCAAATATAATAAAAGCTTCCATTAGTTTAGCCCGTTAAGAAATCTAGTTAACCTTTTATTTAACTCATCTATTTCATACACAGAGTAATCAATTAATGAACAAAGATTATTTGTGTACTGAAAGTCTGGAAACTTTTCATCCATTATAAATTTAAAGTCTTTGGGTTTAGTAAAGGTATAGTCTATTTGTATATGAGTATCTCTATTGAGATTAAGAGAGTATTCAAGTAGGTTTGCTACGTAATCAAACTTTCTTCTTTTCTGATTTCTGTTCGGGTTCATTTTTGTTTTCCTGTAATTTTAATATAATCTCCATAAGTCTATGAACTTCACCATAAGGTCTAGTCCACATATATTTTAAAACTTCTTGTCTTTGTTCTTCATTTATTAAATAAGTCTTCATTTCTTTTTTTCTCCTTTTGTGTTTGTATTGTCTTTATTTCTTGCGTAAGTATAGAAGATATATCCTCCCATAAAACTTTTAATGCCCCAAAGAAATTATCTTTCATAGATATCCTTATAAGGCCTTTGTCTTTTATTTGACTTTTTTCAAAATCATTTAGAGACAAAAGTAAGTCTCCTGTAAAGGGGTCTTTAACTATTCTCATTTTCTACCTCATCTATATAAGAATTATAATCAATTAATTTCTTAATAGGTACAAGCAATCCCCAAGAAGTATTGTTGTCTCCACCGGGGACACTTCTAAAATTATTTCTTTCAATCATATCTTTCAACATCTGTGTTCTTACAGTAATATTAAAAATAAAATCATCCCCCTTATAAAAATTAATAGTCCAAAAGTTAGCTTCGGTTTTCATAATACCGCTAGGCTTACCTCTACTCTTTACTTCTACAAAGTGATTCCCACTTTTAATCCATAGGTCTCTTTCTGACTTGACCTCTGTCGAATCTCCCTCTTGTATATCGGCTACAACTTTCTCCCCCGCCTTTCCCCACTCTAAATCTTTTCTAAAATTACTTACGTGTTTCATATTATATACTCTCCTTTTCCAAAATAAAAATTATCCCATAGCCCATCAAAAATCTCCAAAAATTTATCAGGATTTTTTAAATAGGCATCTTCTTTATTCATAGCATCATAAATTCTAGTTTCATTATCATAGTAATATTCATTACTTATTTTATCATAAAATTTATGCACTTCATTTATAAAATATTTACTTTGATTCATACTATATCATCCTCATCTATGTCTGTAAATTCTCTAAATATTTTATCGCTACTTGTGTAGCTATCATATTCAGTATTGTCTAACCATTTATCTAAATCATCTTCTATTTCTTGCAATTCAAAATCAGTAGGAATTCTTCCTGCAAATTCTTTTACTTTAATTCCCATCTTTCTTAAAATCATTGTTGATTTTGCTTCTGTATATATTTGCCCAATAGATTTATTTTCTGCTTTTTCTTTAATTAATCCACCTATATACAATTCAAACTTAACTAATTCTAATGCAGTTTTTAAATCCTTTAATCCTACCCATATCTCTTTGCTTAGGGCTTCTTTATTAAAGTAATTATCAATAAGCATATGTTTCCAATGCTTTATATCAGATTCTGTAAAATCAATATCAGATTGTTGCATTTTCTTTTGGGTTATTAACCTCTGCATACCAAACATACTTAGGATTAAAGGATTTTGATTGTTGCTGTGGTAGATATTCTATATCATCCCCCCAACATTTTTGTTTAAAGGGGCAATAAGAACATACTGTTCCTAATATTTTATTACCTGTAGGCTTCTTATAAAACTTTTCTTCTACTAAATCAAAACATTTTTCAAAAGGCTTGTCTTCCATTAAAGCTTTTGTGTTAGCGTGAACTTTTTCTAGTGCTTCTTTTCTATATTGAGAATCGTCTTCTGGTGGTTCACTTAATAGTAGTTCACCTGTAGATTTATTAATAACAATCCAACCACCGAAAGGTTTCTTGGTGGCCTCTGAATATAAATAGCCTTGAGTTATATATCCAAACACATCATCTTTAGAAACATTTTCAAACCCACCACCAAATTTCTTTTCAAAAGCAAAAGGGGATGCAGTTTTAATATCATACACCTTATCATCTATAATAATATCATAAGTACCCTTCATGTCAAACCATTCGGTTTTATACTTGACATTCCCCTGTACCCCTTGTATCTTCGCTTTAGTAATTCTTAGTAGCATTATGACAACTGCTTCTAATAGGTCACCAAATAAAAATCTTAACTTGTTGTTATAGTTTTCGTAGGATTGAATAGCCTTACCACCTGAATATTTCTTTTCCATTTGTAATTGGCATAGTGGCTTACCAATACTAGACATTCTAATTCTAAATTCTGATTCCCTTGTTTGAGTAAATTGTTTTTCAACTGCTTGTTTACAGTCTTTTAAAAATTCATCAAGGATAGGTTTAGGTACTGCCACAGGCTGACGTTGAGCCTGTGACAATAAATCCTTTACTTCGTCTAAGAAGTTCAAGCAGATATTTCTTTCAAGAGTTTTTCATCTTCTATATCTTGAGAAGATACTTTACCCTTAACTGCCTTACTGTATTCCTGTGTTACATAATCATTTTCAGATTTAAATATTTCTAAGAAATTATTTAATGTTTCTATATTAGATTTTGTAAACTCCACATGTTTGTTAGCGTCTTTAATATTGGCCGTAAACCAAGTTACTGTACCTCTAGAGTGTTTTTCTGTACCTGAAAATTTAAGTACAGTATTATACATAATCTTATTTCTCTTAGAAAGACTTTGTAAAACATCACCTATAGGCATAAAGTTCACACCTTTTACACTATACAATGCGGGTTCGTCTGTTAGGGTTACCTCTTCACCTTTAGAAGTTTTACCTTTTAAAGATACAACACCGAATACATGTCTATGACATTTAACTTTGTCATGTTCTATTTTAGCAACAGGGTCTAGATTCTCTCTCTGTGCTTTCGGTACACTTCCACATGATTCAGTTCCGTTAGTATCAACCTTAGAATCAGACCAACTCTTAAACATAACTGATTTATAAGTGTTGTCTTCATTCTCTTCATCATACTTCTTGTATTGAAAGGCGTTAAGGAAGGGTCTAAATTCTACATTCTCTGCAAAAATATCCACACCATTAACATCTATCTTATATAGACCTCTCTTAATAGCATTACCTTCGCTATCTTCTGCTTCGTAATTAATCACTAATCTAGGTAGTGATTTCTTCTCTATATTTGCGTCTTGACCCACCATAGCCATGATTTTATCATTGGATAGTGTGTCTAGATTACTTAGTTCATTTGACATGATATGTCTCCTTATATATTTGTATTATACTATACTTCTGTGGATAAGTCAAGCCAATTCTTTCCACTTTTTATTTCAAAGTCAAGTGGTACGTTTAAATCGCAATTATATCTACTCTTTAATGAATCTTTTATACTAGAAAATCCCTGTTTTAAGATGCTTATAGCTACATCATACTCATCAGGGTGTACATCTAGTATCACAGAATCATGTACAGTATTAATTATTCGTGTCTTCATCTTCTTATCTTGAAGCATATCCCATACATTAATACAGGCAATCGGTACAATATCAGCCGTAGCAAATCCTTGAACAGGATAGTTCTTGATTGACGTACTCTGATTCGTACCCCCATATTTAAGTCTATATACATTAGGAAAATAATATTCTCTACCACTAGGTAGTCTTATTATCTTTGTCTTAACTGCTTTATCTTCAAGCTTCAAATGCCATTCGGCAATGTCTTCATACTTCTCTAAGAACTTTACATAATATTCTTTCTCTTTCTTTTTGCCCATCATCCCACCATAGAGAGGTTTAAACGTATGAGCCTTTGCTTCTTGTCTTGAACACCCAATAACATCTGCTGTAAATTGGTGAACATCTACTCCGTCTGCAATATCCTTCATACCCTGTTCGTCTTGGGCTAGGAATACTGCAGTTCGAAATTCTAATTGTGCGAAGTCTACTTCGACTATACTACCATTATGGAATCTAGAAGTGATTGCCCTTTTGATTGGAAACTTATCACCCCTTGGCATGTTTTGGAAGTTGGGTTTAGAACTTGACAATCTTCCTGTCGTTGTAACATGTTGATTAAAAGAAGGGTGTAGTAAACCATCTTCTCTAGTATTATCTTTGATACCTGTTATAAAAGTATTAAGGTAAGTTTCTACCGCACTATATCTTATAATAGAATCTACAAATTCTTTTAACATACCCTCTGCAAATATAGATATCTTTTCTAATGTACCTTTATCTGTTTTAAATCCACCTTGGGAAGCATCTTGAATATTCCTAGGTGTCCAACCAAACCCTGCTTTAGATTCTGTTTCTATGAATAGCATACCCTCACCTTTACAAGATGAACACTTAGACATATTTTTAAAAGGGCTTCCGTCTACTTTGTTATGTCTTATTAATCCTACACCTTGACAAGAATCACATTTTCCTGCAACAGTTTTAAACACAACATCTGTAAATTTATTTACATTAGATTGAAATTCATTGTCAGACATTTTAGGTCTTCTCTTAGGCCTCTTAGTTTTTTTATCTAGGCCAATATTAAATAGTTCAGACCATTGATTTTTATCTTGTACCTTCCTAGAATAAATTACTTTAGATAAGTCTTCAGTAGAAGATAAATTAATCTTGGTGTCACCCATAACAATTCCAACAATCTTATCAATCTTATTTTTTAATTTATAATATTCTTCATTCAATTCTTTTTCTACGGCCTTTAATTCTTCAAGGTCTACATAATTTCCATTACATTCCATATCAATAAGAACTCTTAGAAAGTCATTCATTAAATCCCTAGTAGGAATCAATCCACTATTAGCATGATTATCAAAAGATTCCATTTGTGAATCATATAATTCTTTAGTTATCTTAACATCCTGTATACCATAATCTCTTAATTGTTCAGCGGGAATCTCATCTATGTTATATCCTTTGTCCATGTATATACCTAAGACATCAGACTTTAAACTTATGTTCCTTCTACGACAACATTCTTTTAAAGATACAGATTTCTTCTCACCTCTGTTAATGATATATTCTCCTATCATTGTATCATAGAGTTTACCACTATAGGTGAATCCACATTGGTACAACCATGACATATCAAACTTTAGGTTGTGACCAATAACTAATGTAGAAGCATCTAGGATATCTTGAACTGCTTTTTTACTGCTTATCACATCTAGATTATGTAAATCTTTATGGTGAAAGAAATAATACTTATCATTGATTCCTACACTCACCATTTTGTTTTCGGGATTGAATGGTGAAGGGTCTCCGTCTTTGGTGAAGGTGGTCTCTAAGTCTAGTGTTGTTATCAATTGTAGTCCTTTCTATAAATACTTGTCAATAATCTTGTTACTTTTTTCCATATTTTCTTTAGCCGTTAGGTATTGTAAATTATTTTCAACATGTAATCCACAAACATATTTACTTCTTAAAGGGTAAATATGGTCTACATGATATCCTTCAGGGCAATTTTTATATATTTCTTTTATCTTTTTTAAGTTTGCCCATGAAGGAGTAGCCTTAATTTTATTTGCTCTTTTTTTAGAACTATAAGAATTATTTAATCCTTTATTATTTTTTGTATACTGTCTATGATAAGCTTTCATTTTTTCTTTGTTGACTTCATAATAAGCTTTCATTTTTTCTTTGTTGGCTTCATACCAAGCTCTCTTAGATGCTTTATTTTTTTCTTTGTTGGCTTCATTGTAAGCTTCATTATAATCTTTTACTTTTTCTTTGTTGACTTCATACCAAGCTTTCCTAAATGCTTTTATTTTTTCTTTGTTGTCTTCATAATAAGCTTTCTTATAAGCTTTTAGTTTTTCTTTATCTTTATAGGGCATCTATCTCCTCTCTGCGAATCTTGACGTTGTTGGTACTAATACTACTTCAAACTCTGCATGGTCTCCTGTGAGTTTGTTCTTTGATAGTGTAATGAATCTAGTACAGTCGCCCATAAAGTCTTCTTCTTCATCTTCTTTACCTAGCCCAAGAATTAAATCAGCTTCAGCAGCCTTACCTGTCTTAGAATTTTCCATAGCACTAAAGGTTACTCTTGACCTACCCTGTGCCTCTGCCGAAGCCTGTGACATTCCAATAACTAATATGTTATGTCTCTTGGCCAACTCCCTAGCTTGTGTATAAACTTCTCTTAGTTTTTCATGGGTAGCATTAAATTTTCCTGTTACATTTATCTTATCTAATTGGTCTATGATTAAAATGTCTACATCATTATTAGCACAGTACTCATTTAAATCCTCCA